AATCTAGCATCCACAATTTTAGGAGAAGATTTAAAAAAATGGTTGCAATAAGTTATAATATATTATAAAGACTATTTTAAATGAGGATGGTGCAACATTCTCCGAGTATGGCTGAACAACTGTAACAAAGTAGTAAGGCACGCTTGAGGAACGATATGAAGCGAATGCTTTGAAGGGTCCAAGGGTGGTACTGAAGTACTAGTTAACATTTAGGAAATGTTGATTTGTCGGGAAAAGGTTGGGGGTAGTCAAAGAACCCCCCTACTCACAAAAGAAAGAGAGGAACTATGTTTATAACAAAGTTTGGAATAATATTTGTAGGAGTGATTGTGGCTTTAGTTTTGTTCTGGAGACACATATTTATTTTAACCTTATTTATCTTATCAATATTATTTATTTTAGAAATTAACTACGGTGGTTTTACCGGATTTATGGCTTCATTAACCAATGGGAAAGGATAGTTATGGAATCAGTTAAAGAAAAAATTATAGAAGAAGCACGGAAAGTAGTTTCAAATAGAGAATTTACTCATGGGGAGTGCGTTGAAAACAATAAGAACATTGCAGAATTATGGACAGCTTATTTAGGTGTTCCATTAACAGCTGATGAAGTAGCTATAATGATGGTTTTGTTAAAGGTGGCTCGAACCAAGTCTAACCCTAAACATAAAGATCATTATGTAGATATGATAGGATATTCTGCAATAGCTGGAGAAATAGTCTTGGGAGGGCATCCGGATGACAAGAAGTCAATTTTGGATAAAAGTTAAAAAAACACAGGACGCCTATGAGAGGTCTGATAATCCTGTAGCAAAACAGATATGGCATTTAAAATTATTAAATTTGATGATGCGATTAGAAGAAGTGGAGAGTAAAGAAAATGGTGAGTAGATATTCAACAATAGCAATTAAACCCAAGGTACATGAAGATATAAAAAAATTAGCAAAACATAGTTATCAAACTGTAGGTGGTTATATTGAAAAATTAATTGAAAGAGAAATGAAACAATTAAAATGGGAGAAAGATAATGGAAAAAGTAATTTGCCCCAATTGTAAAGGTAATGGATACTTACGATTAGCTTTTGAGGCAGAAGAAGTGATTGAACAGTGTAAAGTATGTAAGTCTCAAGGTGAATTAAATTCAGAAGAACATTTTCATCAAAGTTGGCAAGAACCTGATTCACAAATGAGAACTATATATTTTGGACCACCTTTAGATCCAGACTCTGGATTTCCAGATTATAAAATTGAACCAAATGATGAGGAGAAACAATGAACGACGCAGCTATGTGGAGTAAAGAAGATAATAAAAGACTTATTGCATTAAATGAAAAAGGATGGAGAGTTAGGGATATTGCCATATTAATGAATAAAAGTAAGAATGCTGTTGCTGGCAGATTACACAGAATTAGAATTAAAAATGGACATGAACCTAAATTTCACAGAGGTGTAAAAAGGAGATATATACCCGAAACAGAAAAAATAGGAGAACGTAGATGTAATTTATGTAATCAAAATTTTCCTATTTCTTCTGTATTACAGAGATTCTGCGAACCATGTAAAAGAACTGAATTTTACAGGCATGCGGGGTAAAATTTAGTGGTATCGGAATAGGTTTTTATTCCAGTCCATAACACGCTGAAATGCAGGACGACCCGGAGAAAGTCCGACGAAGTAGAATTCCCGGGGAAATAGAAACGAAAGAACAAAAGCCACTAGATATTGCGATTTGTTACAATATGTTGTATAAATAACACAGGGTTTAGTACGAAAATTATGTCTTAATTTAGGCTTAGGATGTAATAGATAGGAACGGCCTGTGAAGGGAAGAGGTCATGAACCTAATTGAAACCCAACAAAACATATTAAATCGTATGATTGATGGATTGCGTCCTGGATTGTCTAAAACCAGGGCGTTATCTCTTCTTGCCAAATATAAAATATTTGATAACAATTTACTTCAAACAAAAATAAAACAAATGGAGGGGCCCAATGTCCTCTTATTCACTCCCAAACAGTCCAATCAAAGAAGTTAAACATTGTCATAAATGTGGCAGAGTTACACTACATTTTTTAAATCCCAAACATGATGTTATACTTAAACCAGAGATATGGGAAGAGCTGGTTCGTAAAGGATTTAATGCAATGAGACGTTATATGTATATTCCTAAAGAATTATTGGACCTGGATCCTAAATTTTTCTAGTATAGAATGCACAGAAATATTTTTTTAAAAAAAATTAAAAAAAATGTCAAAATAGGTGTAACCGGTGTAACCGGTCTTGTATCCCTTATCCAGCCTCAAAAATGGGTTACACTATGGTGTAACCAAGGTGTAACCGGTGTAACCGTAAAACCAGTGAGAGAAACATTTTTGGGATTTTATTTGAGTTTTCTGTTAAAAACATTCTATACATTGTAAAATGAGTCAACTAACTGAAATTAACATAACTGCTAAACAAAGAAAGTTTGCAGAGCTTTTGGTAAAGCATGATGGTGAAAAAAGTGCAACTGAATGTGCTATTTTATCTGGTTATCCTAAAAAGACTGCTAGAATATATGCTAGTAGATTGCAATCAGCTAAAGAGTTTCCAAAGGTTGCTAATTACATATCATTATTAAGAGAAGAAATTCACAAAAAGTATATGTCTAATTTGACGAGACATATGAGAAGATTAGATGAACTAAGTAAAAGTGCAGAAGCAGAAAAAAATTATTCAGCAGCAGTAAATGCAGAAGTTTCACGAGGAAGAGCTGCAGGATTATATGTGGATCGAAAGGAGATATTAACAGGTTCAATTGATAAAATGAGTAAGGTCGAAGTAGCAGATAGGCTCAAAGATCTAAGGAATAGATTTCCAGAAGTCATTGTAGACGCATCTCATGAAGAGATTGAATCCAAAGACTAATAAGCATTTTGTATGTGGAGTTGATATTAGAGAGGACGGGTACGTTTTTGATGGTTATATAACTGCAAGATTAAAGAAAGATGGATACTATAAAGAGAATTGGAGAGAACCAAATAGTTATAAACGAAACGTTGCTAATAAAAAAATTTATAAAAAGAATTTGTATGACAAGGTATCTAACTATTTAAATGAATATAAATTAAACAAAGGATGTCAAGAATGTGGCTACAATGAAAGTCCTTATGCTTTAGAATTTCATCATAGAGATAGACAAATTAAAACAAAAAATGTTTCAAATTTTAGAAAAAGTAGCTGGATACAGCTTGATAACATAATCAAAGAAGTAAAAAAATGTGATATTTTATGTTCAAATTGTCATAAAATTTTAACTCAAAAAGAAATAAATAATGCGTCCTGAGAAAAAATTTTGGAAAGAAATTAAAAATAAAACGTCGAATGTTAACTGGACTAGAATTGAGTCTTGGGCATCACCTGGAGTGCCTGATTTGTTTGGAGTTTTCAAAGGTTTAAACACAAAAAAGGGAATACAATTTTGGGTTGAATTAAAATGTAACAAGTTACAAAAAGTTATCATTTCTCCGAAGCAAATTGCATGGCATTATGCTCATACAAAGCATGGTGGTGTCAGTTATATATTTGTAAAGATTAGCAACAGGACCCATGGTCCTGGAGGCATAGCTATATTCCCAGGAAGTATGAGTCGTGAACTACATACTCATGGTTTAGATCTGTTGAACCAGGGTTCAGGGTACATGATACCTGATCCTTGGACTGAAGAACAATTATTAAAATACCTTGAATTGCAGCCGTCGGTTTAATTCGAACTATTAGTATAAATTCCCGGCCGGCCGGACCGTGATTTCATCTCTTGTCAAGTTCTAGAATCACTAGGTTTTCTGCCAATTTTTAGTTCCATCTGAAGCGTGCAGCCGCAGCTGCTGCCAGGAGTCAGGATCCTGTAATCAAAATACCTTGAGTTTCAGCCGTTTGTTCATGGATCCTGTTTAGTGAAGTTTCACCGGCCGGTGCAGCGAACCAGTTCATTAACTTTTCCCAGAAGTCTGCCATTTTTTTCCTGAAACATGAACGCTGATCCAGGAAGGTGAGATGCTTCATCGAAATACCTTGAGGCACAACCTAGAATTTGGGGGCTTCTTATAGTGAAGTTTGGCTGGTCCAGGCAGCGAAGCTGAGATGTTATCTATTTAAAAAAAATGAAACTTCCCTGTTGACTTATAATAAGTTATAACTATATATGTAACGTAGAGCATCTAAACACTGGCGACTGTGGATATACTGGGTCGCACTTGTTAGTCTTGTATATTCATTTGCTCTACACATTAACTAAAGGAGAAAGATTATGGGACTAGACCAAACTATAAAAAGTTCTGCGGGTGATGGATATGAGTGGAGAAAGCACGCAAGGCTACAACAGTTTATGGCACAAAAGTGGCGTGAACAAAACAAAGGAAAAGAGTCTGATGATTCAGGATCTCTTGGTCATCTCGGCTTTAATGCTGGTGATGGACCTGTCATCTTAAACAGGGAGTTGTTAGATGAATGGGAAAAACAAATTCAAGAAGGTTACTATAGTTCCTTTGCGCCTGATGGATTCTTCTGGGGGCAGCAGTTTCAAGAAGAGTCAGTGAAGGAGTATAAGAAACAAGACCAAGAGGTATGTGACTGGGCTCGAACTCAATTAGAGGCTGGACATCAGATTCGGTATACATGTTCATGGTAACTAATGCATCCTGCCCCGCTCAAATGAGCGGGGTAATTGAAATACCTTTGATGGCAGCCATTCCTGGTTGTTATTTATATAGTATGAGTTTCCGGCCGGCCGGAGTTACAAGAAACAATAGAAAACTTTCCCAGTTTTCTGCCATTTTATTTGATTCGAAGCGTGGATCGGATCCTGAAGCTGAGATGCTTCAGAATTTGATATGGGAGAAAACCTAGTGTTTTGGCCAATTGTTTGGATCGCCTTCATCGCCTGGATCGCAGCTGCGCAGCTCCAGCACGGGCTGTTGCAGCAGCTGTTGATGTTTATCCTGTAATATTGAAATACCTTGATTGGCAACCTGGTCTTAAGTTTATACTAATAGTATAATTTTCCGGCCGGCCGAACCAACCGAACTTCCTGTGTAATTTTTAGGAATTTGTATAAAATGGGTCTGAAAGTGGGTTTTACCAAAAACCGCCAAAATTTTTGTCTCATATTTAAGCGACAATGAGGTTTAAGAGGTTGGGTGGTATGATTAGACCTAGAAAAAAATGTAATTTAGTTGTTGCAATAAGTTATAACTTATGGTTTAACTAACTATCAATTAAATTAATTAATTGATTTAACCATTTAGAAAGAGGTTATTATGACTAAAAAATCTAAATTAAATCAAAAAGCAACTGCTACTCTAGTAGAGTATAGAACTGCTTTAGATATTAAGAATAGTATTGATAAGTTAGTATCTCAACTAAAAAATGAATTTACTGAAATAGTAAATAATCATAAGTTAGTAAGTGATAAGAAAAACTTTGTTTTTGATTTTGACAATGAAACATTTGTTATAAGTCAATCTAATAGAGATATACTTAATCAATCTGAAGTTAAAAAACTATTAACTTCTAAAAAGTTAGCAATACCATATAAAACTAGTACATCAGTTAGTATTAAAAATGTTAGTGGAACTGCTAATAATGTTGATAATGAACTTATCAAAATGTTGAAAGTAGGTACTAATGCCTAGTTTTGATCTAACAATGTTAAATAGTTTAATTACGACTAACGGGGATAACCCCGTTAGCACTTCATCAACTGATATGCCTATCGTTAACAATTTAGATAAGCAGATTAATTGGCAACTGTTAGCAGGATTTCTTGATCAAGAGATATTCCAATTCATACTAAAGAATAAAGATAACGAAGTTATCAAGCAATTTGGTATTGACCTAGCTACGAAGTTAGCGACTAACTTCGGATTGTCTAAAGATCAATGAAGTATATCATTTATTTATTCAAGGCACTTATAACAAGTGCCTTGTTATTCTTCTTGCTATGGTTTTGGTTTGTTGCAACAACTCCGATCCAAGCAATATAAAACTAAATACTTATTACATTTTACCCCAAGCCCAGCAATCGCTGGGCTTTTCTCATTATTAAAGTTAGTTAAATCTTTTTACCATCACCAGAAAAAAAGCTGGCTCGGTTTTCCCCCCTTCCCCCTATCTTATCTTATCCTCCCCTTGCATCACTGTTTTGGCCTGTCAGAGACTCCCCCCACAACTTCAGAAAAACAAGTCGGTTGAAAAATTTTAAAAAAAATTGTAAAACTAGGGAATGTCTTTGGATTTCGACACAACAAATCCTGAAGAAGCAAAAGCCTTAATGTTGAAGTTAGAACTTCGACAAAAAGAATTAGATACTGCTGCAAAAGCAAAAGAAAATTTTTTGGATTTTGTTAGGGCCGTATGGCCTGAGTTTATATCAGGATACCATCATAAAAAAATTGCAGAAAAATTTCAGCAACTGAAAGATAAAAAATTGAAACGTTTGATCGTGAATATGCCACCAAGGCACACGAAGTCTGAGTTTGCATCCTATTTACTTCCAGCATGGATCATGGGCCATGCACCCAAAACCAAGATCATACAAGCAACGCACACCGGCGAACTGGCCTTCCGCTTCGGAAGGAAAGTAAGAAACCTGATGGATCACGAAGATTACAAACGAGTATTCAAGGACGTTGAATTATCACAAGATTCTAAAGCTGCAGGTAGATGGGAAACAAATCACGGAGGAGAATATTTCGCAACAGGTGTAGGTGGTGCTATTACAGGTCGTGGTGCAGATCTATTAATAATTGACGATCCTCATTCCGAGCAAGATGCATTATCGGAGACAGCATTTGATAATGCTTATGAGTGGTACACATCAGGACCAAGACAACGTTTACAACCAGGAGGTGTCATTGTTATTGTTATGACAAGATGGTCTACAAAAGATTTGACAGGAAGATTAGTAGGAGCTCAAAAAGAAATTAAAGCAGATCAATGGGATATTATAGAATTTCCAGCAATCTTTCCAAAGTCGGGTAATCCTATATGGCCTGAGTATTGGAAGAAAGATGAGCTGTTATCAGTTAAAGCGTCATTGAATGAACAGAAGTGGCAAGCACAATGGCAACAAGCACCAACCTCCGAAGAAGGATCTATTATTAAAAGAGAATGGTGGATGAAGTGGGAATCTAAAACACCTCCTAATAACATACAACATATTATACAAAGCTATGATACAGCGTATTCTAAAAAAGAAACAGCAGACTACAGTGCTATTACTACCTGGGGTGTATTTACATCTGAAGCTGACGGGAAAGTTTATTTAATATTATTAGATGCAATTAAAGGTAGATGGGATTTTCCTGAATTAAAAAGAAAGGCCCTTGCTAAATATAAACAGTACGAGCCCGAAACAATCATTATTGAAGCTAAAGCGAGCGGATTGCCCCTGACCCATGAACTCCGACAAGTAGGTATACCTGTTACGAACTTTACACCAAGCAAAGGAAATGATAAGCATGTAAGAGTAAACGCTGTAGCACCGGTATTCGAAGCAGGTCAGGTATGGGTTCCTGATGAGCGGTGGGCGCAAGAAGTCATTGAGGAATGTGCTGCCTTTCCTTTTGGTGATAACGACGATTATGTTGACTCAACTACACAAGCCGTGCTACGTTTTCGCCAAGGAAATTTTGTTACACTACCAGATGATTATTGGGAAGAACCACGAGTACCTGATTACATGGGTGAGGAGAGATATTATTAATGGTTGATTTATCAGGTATACCACAATACGATTCAGGAGTTTTAGATGTTCCTGTAGATAGAATGGATGCTAAAACCAAAGAAACTTATAAAACTGGTAATGCTAAAATTGACAGGTATCTCAATTCTAAATTTAATAAAAGTGTTAATAACATAACCAATAAACTTGGTAATTTTATATTTAATCCAAAAAAGAAAATTAATTTAGTTATTAAAGGTGCTGATCTTTTAACCGGAGGAGGTGTCAGCAAAAATGTAGAATTAGGAGTAAGTCAATTAAGGGCTATAGGAGAGGATGCTTCTAAACAAGTTCTTTCTCAAATGGGTAAATTAAGAAATCTTTTAAAAAAAAATTTTGGAATAACACATACCAGAGGTATGGATAAGTCAAAACTGACTCCTGCCCAATTAAAGTTAGTTAATGAAATAGATGACTTAGCGGATTTTGAAATTGGATTAAGATCTACTTACAAAGCTGATACGACTGTATTAGCTAATGCTATTAAAAAAGACAAAACTCCTATGGTAAAAAAATTATCAAAAGAGATAGACCAAGCAGAAAATTGGAAAACTACTTTTAGTAATGTGTTTCCAGGAATAAAAACATCAAGACAAACTTCTAAAAAAGTTTCACAACTTCCTGGTATTGCAGCTTCAACACCTTCTGGATCGGCTAAGGTTTATCAATTTACTTATAAAGGTTTGGCAGCTAAACATGGAGGTAATAAAAAATTAGACGAGATAATTAGAAATAAAAAACATCCTAAGCATCAAGAAGTAATGGATACATTTAATGATTCTATAAAAAAATATTCTAAACAAATGGATGAACTGTTTCAATACAGAGATGATATGTTGGAAAGCTATGCTGATGATTTAATAGAAGTATATACTAAATATGGAGATGATGCAGGACAAGGTGTTATAGATTTTGCTCACAAGTTTCCTGTTAGTCAAACAGGAAGAATGAATCAAGCGAGCGAGTTATTGGATAAAGCAGGTAATCCTGAATATTTATATTTATCACCAAGTTTTGTTAATAGAAAAGTCCAAGTATTTTTTGATGACTTAGCAGAAAATGTTATGACTGGAAAACCTTTGTCATATGTAAACAGACCTCTTGCTACTCAAGGATATAAAACAGCTACAAGACGAGTTGATCCTTTTGATAATATGACAATGAATATGGCTGAAGGAGTTTATACAAGTCCTAAACAATTTGATGAGTTTATAGAAATAGGAAACAAATCTAAAAGTGCAGATTCAATAAAAAGTATATTAAATAAAATTGATTTAGGTTTAAAAAATGTAAAAGCACAAAGTTCTTATTCAATATATAATCCAAGAGCTAAAGCTTTAGCTGGAACTAACAAAGATACATTTAATTTAACATTAGGTAAAAATTTAGAAACTAAAGCAGACATGAAAGAATTATTAAATTATTTATTAGATCCATCAGTAACTAAAGATACTTTAATATCTCCTTTCAAAGACGGAGGATATAAAGAAGGTGCTCAACCTACAAATTCTGTAGAATCTTTTCAAACTTTCTTTGAAGAGGGGGTCGGGGATAAGGAATACGATCTCAGGACTCTTGGTACTTTATGGAACGGAAAACTATTAACGGCCCCTAGTTCAGGGTTCGGTGGAGAATACGCAGCGGAAAATTTACCTATCTTAAAAGATATGGACCCTTTATCCAGAGGAATCTGGAATACAGTCGCACCTTACGGTGAGAAAGCATTCGATATTCTTGACACCCTATTCAGGCTCCCTGGCGCCTTTGCAGGAGATACAGCTGAAGGATTAGGTGTAAGTGAAGATGAAGCAAATAAATTACAAGCAGAATTAAATACAATGTTATTTATGCCTGTTGCAGGCGGACCGGTTTCTAACGCAGGTAGAATAAAAAATGCACAGAACGCTGTGAACAATGTTAAAAAAGTAAAAAAAGAAATAATAGATTCTTCTAAAACAATTGAAAAACAAGGACCAATGCCTTTAGGAGAAAAAACAGGTCCTTTTCAATTAACTAAACCAAAGAATGTTGGATTAGGTTTTACTTCAAGAATTAATCCCAACACAAAAAAATTACAATTGTCTTACGAAGGAGAAGTAATAGGAGAATTTAATTCTCTTGCAGATGCTCAAGCTACAATAAAGAAAATTAATGCTGGCAAGTGGGAAGGTAAAACAAATTATAAAAGTGAAAAGAAAACATCTACTAAACCTTGGATTATAGAATTTCCGGGTCAAACAAATACAATGGAGTTTAAGACAAGGAAAGATGCACAACTTTATATAGATAAAAATTATGCAGGTACCGATCCAATTAATTTACCTACAATAAAAAAAATGCCACCAAAGGCTGGAGAAAAAACAGGAGACTTTTCTCGTTACTCTGTAATGTTTGATGATATAGCTGAAAGTTATTCTCCTACAGAAACTAAAACAGCTTCACAATGGATCGGAGAATTAAAGAATAGAGGACATACACAAGAACTTGATAAAACTGGTTTTGGGTATTCTTTATGGGAATTAAAAGATCAAAAAATTTCAGCGGCAGATTTATTTACATTACGAAAAAATAAGGGAACACAAATTAAAACGGAACCTATTCGAATGAATAAAAAAGAACAACTCGATTTAAGAGGAGAGTTTGATACTCTTACAAATGAGTATAATGATTTTTTAAATGTAAGTGGTAATTTTAGAGGATCTTTACCTACCAATGTTCAAAATTTTATTCAAACAAAAGTAAATAATTTTCAAAAATATTATCAAAGAGTTTTAGATAATACCGATGGTAGAATAAATGCCAGACAAGAAGCTGTTCTTAATGATAAGATTGATAAAATATTAGCAGAAATTACTATAGCTGCAGAAAAAGCTCAAGGTGGAAATGCTTGGACTCCTATGTTAAGAGATACTAATGCTGCTAATTTTTCTCTTAATGTTTATCAAGCATCTAGTGATATATTAACCAGAACACAAGCTGGATCTGCTGCTCGTAGATTTTTAAATGGTTTAAAAAATATAAGAGAAAATTTTGGGACCACGGCAAGTCATAAAGAATATACTCTTCCTGGAAAAGCTCAAAATACACATAAGACAGAAGTGTACACTTACAATCCAATAAAAGGACAAAAAAATACTAAAGATATAGGAAACACTCACATGGGACAAAACAATGAATTAGCCCATGTAAGAAAAACAGAAAGAACAAGTACAGATGGTCAAAATGGAATTTTATTAGATGAAATGCAATTTGATACAATGAGGAATGTTGCAAAAAGTGAGAAACCTGTTTTTAAACCAGAGATTCATGCCAACCAAGCAGAAGCTTTAACCAACCAATTAAACCAATTAGAAAATCAAAAGAATAGAATATTTAATAGTGAATTAAAAAAGTTATTAATTAAATCTGATGTTGATGATGCAACAGATTATAATTTACCTCAAAACCAAAGAGCATTGATGGAAAGAGTTAAAGAAATTCCTGATAATGATCCTAATTTAGCTAAAGTAAAAGAAAAGATATTAGCTGATTTTGGATCAGCTGATGAGTTTATGGCACAACAAAACAATAAGGCTTATTCAAAAGTTGATGACGAAATCAAAAGAATAAATACAGAATTTAAAGATACTCCTACTCAAGCTAATAGTATGCCTGATATTCCGTTTAGACAACAAACGGAAATGATAAAAGAAATATTAAAAAGAGAAATTGAACTTGCTATTAAAGGAAATAAAGATTTTATTGCTATACCTTCACCAGAAGTTGTTATGGGTTATGAACAAGGAGCTGGTTCTAATTTAGCTGTAGCTTTTAATAATATTTATAGAAAAAGATCTTTAGAAGCAATTAGAAGTATACAAGACGAGTATATAAAAAAATTAGAAAAACTGGGAATTGATTCTAAACCATTTAGCATAAGAGCAGGGGACGATGTAGAAATGTTTATTGCTTGGGATAAAAAAGCACCTACTAATGATACGTTTATGGCTAAGATGAAATCAATTTATAATAATTTTAATTTAAATGATCCTGCAATTTTAGAAATGATTGAGGCCGGGACTTATAAAGAACCATTTAGACCTATAAATTATGGAAGTGTGCCTGGAGGTAAAAATGCGGTTCAACCAGGAATAGTTATTGATTTAAGAAACATAAAAGGGTTTGATAGAAAACTTCTAGCAAAAATTGGTTTTCAAGAGTATAAAGAAGGTGGTAAAACCGAGATTAACAAATATTCAGCATTAGCTGGAATAGATATATTAGGAGTAGCAGTTTAGTGGCCATAGATAAAGCATTACCCAACACAATACCTGAAGAAGTAGAAGTTGATAAATTAGCAGGTATATTACCTACAAATCAAGAAGGTTCTCCTCAAGTAGAAATAGAAGTTGAAGAAGAAGGATTTATAGAACCTGAACCGGAATCGGCACAAATTCCATTTGGAGCTAATTTAGCAGAGTTTATTCCAGAAGATGAATTAGAAAAAATGTCTGATAATCTAAGAGCAGATTATGAGATGGATAAATCATCAAGACAAGATTGGGAAAGATCTTATGTTGATGGTATTAAGTTATTAGGATTTAAATATGAAGAACGAGCTAGACCTTTTCAAGGGGCTAGTGGAGTTACTCATCCATTACTTGCTGAATCAGCTACACAGTTTCAAGCACAAGCTTATAAAGAATTACTTCCACCAGGAGGTCCTGTAAAATGTAATATTGTAGGAGCTCATTCAATAGATTCAGAGGATCAAGCTCAACGAGTTAAAGATTTTATGAATTATCAAATTACTAATGTAATGGAAGAATATGATCCTGATATGGATCAATTGTTATTTAATTTAGGACTTGCAGGTTCTGCTTTTAAAAAGATTTATTTTGATGCACAAGAACAAAGAGCTAAAGCTTCTTTTATTCCTTGTGAAGATTTAATTGTTCCTTTTTATGCAACAGATTTAGCTTCATCTCCTAGAGTTACTCACATTGTAAAACAAACATATAATGATGTAAGAAAAAATCAGGTAGCTGGTTTTTATAGAGATATAGAAATTAGACCATCTTTAACTAATACTAATGAAGTTCAAGAAGAATATCAAAATGTATCTGGAATTAGTTCCACTACCTATGGAGAAGAAGATGACAATGAATATACATTATTTGAAATTCATTGTGATTTAAACATACCGGGTTTTGAAGATAGAGACGTTACAACAGGGGCAGCTACAGGTATAAGATTACCTTACATTGTTACAATTGATGAAGGATCTGGAAAAATATTATCTGTTTATAGAAACTACATTGAAACCGATCCACTTCGTAAAAAAATACAATATTTTGTACATTATAAGTTTTTGCCTGGTCTTGGTTTTTATGGCTTTGGTCTTATCCACATGCTCGGGGGTCTCTCCAGGACAGCTACGTCAGCCCTCCGTCAACTCATTGATGCTGGTACGTTGTCCAATCTCCCTGCAGGATTTAAAGCGAGAGGGTTGCGAGTTGCAGACGACGATAACCCAATCCAACCAGGAGAATTCAGGGATGTAGATGCACCATCTGGTGATTTAAGAGCAGGATTATTACCTTTACCTTATAAAGAACCTTCACAAACTTTATTCTTACTTTTAGGTTTTTGTGTAGATGCAGGAAAAAGATTTGCAGCTGTTGCTGATGCAAAAGTAGCAGATTCTAATCAAGCTAATCCTGTAGGAACTACAATGGCTATGATTGAGCAAGGAACTAAAGTTATGAGTGCAATTCATAAAAGATTACACTATGCTCAAAGAATAGAATTTAAATTATTAGCAAAAGTATTTCAAACTTATTTACCACCAGAATATCCTTACAACGTAGTTGGTGGAAATAAAATGATTAAACAAACTGATTTTGATGACAGAGTAGATATAATTCCTGTTTCTGATCCTAGTATATTTTCTATGGCTCAGCGTATAGAATTAGCTCAAGCACAATTACAATTATCACAAACTAATCCACAAATTCATAATATATATGAAGCATATAGAAGAATGTATCAAGCATTAGGAGTACAAAATATTCAAGCAATCTTAAAACCACCTCCTAAACCTGAACCAGTAGATCCTGCTATGGAAAATGCTGAGGCTTTAAAAGGTAAAGAATTACAAGCATGGCCAGAACAAAATCATTCTGCTCACATAAAAGCACATAGAGCTTTTATGTCATCTAGTTTGGTTCGTTCAAGTGTTCTTGCAATGGCTGCTTTACAAGCACATATTTCTCAACATATTGGATTTTTAGCAAGACAAATGGTTATGGAACAAAATAAACAAATGTTAGAAGAAGTTGCTCAAAGATATAATGGTCAAATTCCTCCAGAAGTTCAAGAAGAACTCAAAAAAGCGTTAGAATCTCAAATTGCAGAGATGGAAGCACAAATAACTGAAGAAATTGTTGCTGAAGAACAAGAATATTTAGAAGGTGCAGGAGAAGATCCGTTAGTAGCTCTTAAAAATCGTGAATTAGATATAAAAGAGCAAGATGCAATGAGAAAAGCTCAGTATGATGAAGGTAGAAATATATTAGATACAGCTAAACTTGCACAAAAAGCACAAATTGATCAAGCTAAACTAGATCAAAATTTAAATATCGCTGAAATGAGAATAGAAAATCAGCAAGATATTGCAAGAATGAGAAAAAAGTGATGTCATATTCTGAAAATGATGCTAAATTAAGTCAGGGTATAAATGATTTCGCTGCGCATGTTGAGCAATATGCTAAAACGAGCGAAGATAAATTGATTATGGCCTCAGCTATGCTAGCTGTTGTTAAAGCGATCTACATAGATCATGCTATGAATGGACAAATAGCAGAAACTGTTTTTGAAAAGCAACTTGAGGATGTTTTTCAGTTTAATTTGGTGAAACCAACGTTACACTAGGAGTATATATGCCAAAAGGACCAGGAACATATGGAAGTAAGGTGGGTAGACCACCAAAAAATAATAAATCATATAAACACGGGGGTAAAATTCATCCCGGACCATCAGTAGATGGTATTGATGTTGCAACAAATGTTGCAAAACCTAATAAAACTATGCGAGGAGTAGGTGCAGCTACCAAAGGCATTAAATTTTTCGGATAATCTTTGTCAACACTGCGGACATGCATGTCATCATACCAATGGTGGCAGCTGTACTAGTTGTGATTGCAATAATTGTGAACATGAGCTAGAAAACACTGTTGAATTCGAACCTGAGTTCGAATTAACTATTCATTAACGAGGAGGTTATATGAATTTACTAAAAGACTTATGGGCTCACTTGAAAGAGTGGTCAGACTGGTCAATCAAGGATTGGATTAAAGCGGCTATTGTTGCTATTATAGTTCTAGTTGTTATTGGTCAGATAACTGGAGGAGGAGCCTAGACTATGGTCTGGCAACTCTTAGCAAAACCCTTACTCGGCGTTGCCGCAGACACGGTCCGTGGCTTCGTCGAGACCAAAAAGGCGAAGGCCGAACTCAAAGTTACAGAAATTAAAGCTGCTACTAAGTTAAAAGAAGATCAAATCAAGGGAAAAGTAAAATGGGAAGCATCTGCTGTTGATCAAATGAAAGGCTCGTGGAAAGATGAGCTAATTTTAATTTGTCTTTTGGCTCCAGCGACGCTCGTATTTTTTCCCGGAATGACAGAACATATTCATGCTGGGTTTATTGCCCTGCAATCACTTCCGGATTATTATAAACACCTCTTATATATTGCCTGCTCAGCAAGCTTCGGCATCAAGGCAGGAAAAGGTGCAATGGGATTAATTAAAAAGAAATAATGCCATTTAGATCAGAAAAGCAAAGAAAATATCTTTGGGCTAATGAACCAGAAATTGCAAAAAAATGGTCTAAAGAATATGGTAGTTCCATTAAAGCGAAAGATGGTGTAAACCTTTCACAACTTAGAAAAAATTCTAAAAATCCAAAAGGGGTTGCAAAAGGTTGCGGTCTTGTAATGGATGATAGAAGAAAGGTAACAAAATATGTCTGATAGTTTAGCAGATCGAGTAAAACAAAACGAAGGCTTTAGAAATAAAATTTATAAGGATACCCTAGGATTCGCTACGATTGGCTACGGCCATAAAGTAGTAGAAGGAGATCCTTTTGAAGAAGGAGTAGAATATCCTAAAGAACAATTAGAAGAAGTTTTTAAAACTGATTTAGAACATGCACAATTATTATGTCAAAATATGTTTATGTGTGATTTAAGTTATGATGCTCCTGAACTTTTGAAGGAAATTTATACAGAAATGATTTTTCAACTTGGCCCTGGTGGAGTCTCCAAGTTTAAAAAAACTTTTGATTATGTTAAAATGAAGAAATTTAAAGAGGCAAGTATTGAGATGCTCGACTCCAGATGGTATAAACAGACCCCCAACAGAGCAAAACATTTAAGTGATTTGATGGCTTCTGTTGAAGTATGAAATTACCTGGAAAAAGATTTGGACCTCCTCCATTGAGAGGTCCATTACCACAAGGTTTAAAATATAAACCTTTAAAAGTAACTAAAATAAACATATCAGATGATTTTCCTAGTTTTAAAAATGGAGGATTATCTAATGATAAATTAATTAAAAAAATAAGGAAAAATTATGCCTGATTATTTTCTTTCATTTATTGAAAGATTAAGAAAAGAAATAAAGACTAGACAAGAGCAGCTAACTCAAGTTATAACAGGAGATGTGAAGGAAATCACCACATATAAGTATGTGTTAGGACAACTTCATGCTTGGAATAAAATAGATCAGGAACTCACGAACCTGCTAAAGAAACAGGAGCTAGATGACGATGACCAAAACTAATGTTTTACCAAAACAAGTTTTTGCCTTAGAAGAAAAAAATAAAGAGAAAAAAGATACTAGAACAGAATTAGAAAAACTACCTACACCTGCAGGGTGGAGATTAGTTGTAATGCCTTTAAAAATTAAAGAAAAAACTAAAGGCGGAGTTTTACTTACAGACAAAGTAGTTGAAGAAAGTCAATGGACTACTAATGTTGGTCTAGTAATGAAAATGGGAGATTTATGTTATATAGATAAAGAAAAATTTCCTACAGGGCCCTGGTGTAAAGAGAAAGACTGGATACTTTTCGGTAGATATGCCGGAGCAAGAATTAAAATCGACGGTGGAGAACTAAGGATACTTAATGATGATGAAGTTATGGGCATTGTAAAGAAACCTGAAGATGTTTTATCACCGCTAACAAACTAACATGAGGAGATAGTCATGCCAGAAGCACAACCAGCATTAAGCGAAGAAAAAACAATACCTATTGAAGATACAGGAGATGCAGTAGATGTAGAATTAAAAGATGTTGTTGAAGAAGCAACAAAAGAAACTCCAGTTGAAACAAAAGAAGAAAAACAAGAATCTTCAGAACATGAAGAATATTCTTCTAGTGTTAAAAAAAGAATAAATGATTTAACAAAAAAATGGCGAGAAGAAGAACGTCAAAAAGAAGCAGCTTTACAATTTGCAGAAAGTGCAAAGAAAAAGAATGATGAATTAGAGAAAAAAGTAACTTCTTTAGATGATAGTTATATTGAAGAAGTTGCACAAAAAGTGGATATGACAGAACTAAATTTAAAAAGAGATTTAGCCGCTGCTCATCAAAAACAAGATTTTGAAAAAGTTGCAGAAATACAAGCAGCTTTATCGGATAATTCAGTTCAAAAACAAAGAGTTTTAGCTTTAAAAAAGAAAGCAGAAGCTCCAGCTAAAGAAGTTCCAGCTGAAACACCTACTGAATTTAAACAACAAGCTCAACCTACTCAACAAAGACCTCAACCTAGCGAAAAAGCTCAAGCATGGGCTAAAGCTAATCCTTGGTTCGGTCAAGGAGAAGGAAAAGATGAGGTAATGACATTTGCTACTTGGGGTATTCATACTCAATTAGTAAATGAAGGAGTTAATCCTGAGTCAGATGAATATTATAATGAAATTAATAATAGACTTTCATCCCATTTTCCTGATAAGATGGGGAAAACGAATTCCAACTCGAGTCAAACTAACAACAGAATCGCTCAGACTGTTGCTGGTGCTAATACTGCTCGATCTGGAGGTAAACCTGGGCGCCGCACTGTGAAGCTCACACCATCACAGGTTACAATAGCAAAAAAACTTGGTGTGCCATTAGATGAATACGCAAAATTCGTGAAGGAGTAAAACATGGAAAACGTAAAATTGAAAAAAACTACTCGACACGCTGAAACTAGGGACATTGAAGCTCGTAAAACGGTATGGTCCCCGCCGAGACAACTAGATGCGCCTGAACCACCTGAAGGGTTCAAGTTTCGTTGGCTTAGGGAGTCAATCCAAGGTCAGCCTGATGATAAAAATATTACATCAAGGTTGAGAGAGGGTTATGAACTAGTCAGGGAAGATGAATTATCAGCAGAGGATAAATTAAAATATCCTTCGTTGGCTGAAGGTAAATATAAAGGTGTAATAGGAGTTGGAGGTTTGTTATTAGCTAAAATTCCTCTTGAACTTGCTAAACAAAGGAATGAATACTTTGAAAGGAAGTCTCAAGAAACACAAGAAGCTATAGACAATGAGGTTTTAAAAGACGAGCACCCGAGCATGCCTATTACTAAAAATAGGAGCTCAAAAGTAACATTTGGAGGTTCTCGATAATTCTGAATTGGTCGGAATATTGATGCCTCTATAAAAGGAGTAAATTATGGCAAATGTAGATGCGCCTAGAGGACTAGTTCCTGTTAAAATGCTTGGAAACAAGTATGAAACAGCTGGTTTCTCTACTTATAAAGTTGCTTCTGGTTACGCATCAAACATCTTTAATGGTACAGCTGTTCAGCTAAAAGCTGACGGAACTATTGAACTAGCAGTAGACACTAAAGCAAGTTCTGCAAAAATTGTAGGAGTTTGCGGAGGTGTAAGTTACACTGATTCAACAGGAAAACCGGTTTGGAAAAACTATTGGCCAGCTTCAACTGCAACCCAAGGTTCAGTAGATGCGGAAATTAAAGTTTATGATGATCCAGATCAACTATTTATCGTCCAAGCGGACGGTGCTGCTGATCAAACATCAGTAGGAGCCAATGCACCTATGGTAGGTAATGCAAATGGTAATACAACTAATGGTATGAGTACAATGGAACTCGACTTTTCAGCATTAACAGCTTCAGATGAGCAGTTAAGAGTTGTTGGAATAGTCCAAGATCCTGACAATACTGCTGGTTTAACAAACGTAGATTTGATTGTTAGAATTAACGATCATGCCTACACTAACTTAGCGGGGATATAATATATGGCTATTTCAAGATCCCAGTTAGCCAAAGAATTAGAGCCGGGTTTAAATGCTCTCTTTGGCTTAGAATACAAACGCTATGAGAACGAAGCAGCAGAAATCTTCGACCAAGAAAGTTCAGACAGAGCTTTTGAAGAAGAAGTAATGTTAGGCGGGTTCGCTGGAGCTCCTGTGAAAAATGAAGGTGCAGCAATCAATTATGATACTGCGCAAGAATCTTTCACTGCGAGATACACTAACGAAACTATTGCTCTTGCTTTCGCTATCACTGAAGAAGCTGTAGAGGACAACCTTTACGACAGAGTCAGTGCTAGATACACAAAAGCATTAGCTCGTTCTATGGCTAATACTAAGCAAGTTAAGGGTGCTAATATCCTTAACAATGCATTTTCAACAAACGCTGCTAATTTTGGTGGAGACGGGGTTGCATTAGCATCCACTGCTCACCCAACTTTAACAGGTGGAAATTTCTCAAACAGATCTGCAACAGATGCTGACTTGAATGAGACTTCTCTTGAACAAGGAGTTATTGATATTTCAAACTTCATTGATGAAAGAGGATTGAAAATTGCATTAAAACCAATGAAAATGATTATTCCTTCTGCTCTACAATTTGTAGCAGATAGATTAATGAATTCAGACGGTAGAGTTGGTACAGCTGATAATGACATCAACGTATTTAAAGCGAGTAGATCTAATGGATATATTCCTCAAGGATACACTGTTAATCATTATTTAACTGATACTGACGCTTGGTTCTTAAAAACCGATTGTCCAAATGGTCTAAAGCATTTTGTAAGAACACCAATTACAACTGCTATGGAAGGCGATTTCGATACAGGAAATATGAGATACAAAGCTCGTGAAAGATATAGCTTTGGCTTCTCTGATCCAAGAGCAGTTTATGCTTCTCAAGGTTCGTAAAATTTAACTAATCTTTCTTAGGTGAAGAAGGCGCTTGTAAGAGCGCCTTTTTTATTTTATACTCATAGTTTCCTAGATTAATATAATTGTGCAGACTGGCTAGGCAGACGGTATAGAGACTGCATGATTAGGTCTATACACCACGGAGGTAAACATGGGTACTACGACTTTTTCGGGTCCGGTTAAATCGGGCGATATATTATCTACTGGCGGAGCAACGCTAGGAACTAATATAGCAAATACAAACTGGGTCAATAATGTGGCTAGTATGTATACACAATCACCAACAGCAGCTAGTGCTACAGAATTAAAAACTGTAGGTGCTATTACTTCTGGTATGGTAACTAATACAGGTGAATACAATATTACTTTAAATGGTTCTGGAATTTCTAATGGAACTTGGAACCCTGCAAGTAGTGATGCAAACGGTGGAGCATCTTGGGCTCGTAAAATTCAATTTACAAGCACAGCAAATGATTCAGCGTTAAGATTTACTGTTACTGGAATTGATGCAGCAGGACAATCTTTAAGTGAAACAACTGCAGCAGCAGGAGGTCCTAATGCAGGAACTTCTTTCACAACTGGTTTGTATAAAGCTGTTTATTCAATAACTGTTTCTGCAGTAAGTGTTGGAAATATTAGTATTGGAACAGGTCATACAGCTGGTGATCAATATCAACATTTAATTGGAGTTGTTCCTTATGGTTCAACTTTAACTAGACTTTATTCTTACAGAACAGAAGCATGGAACGGTGGAGGTAACGAAGTTATGTCTATCGGAACTACTGTGGATGTAGATGAGTTTGGAAGTATTGCTTCAGCAGTTACTAAAGGTGCTGTTACAGCTAATACTAATGGTGATGCCATTACTACTACGGCAGCTCAATCAACAAGTTGGTTTAATGTAGAACAAAATCCTGGAGCTTCTTCTGGTGATGCAGATTATCAAGTAGATGCAGGGATGATTGTTACTTATACTCCATCTGGTACATTAGCTACTGCAGGAAAAAGTGTGTTTATTGCAGAATATGCACAAAAAAGATTATTAACCAACGAGTCTTGGTAATATTCATTAACTCTGGGTGAGGTGTAATGACCTCACCCTTAACAGGAGAAAATTATGTCGCAAGTAATTACAAAACAATTTGACGGAACTAGAAAAGCTATTTTTACAATGAATTTTAAAATAGCAAGTACAACAGCTGAAACTTACACAATTGTACCCTCTGCTTTAAATAATTCTAAAGGATGGGCAACTGGATCAACTGCTAACAGTGGAGATGTGTGTACTAACCTTACTATTAATAAAATATGGTGGAGTGTTAATAACACTGCTGTTACCAAACCACTTTTAGTGGAATGGAAAGCAACTTCTAATTCACAAGCTATAACTTGTAACTATGCTGATTCAAAAGATTTTAGTGCTATTGGAGGATTATTAAATCCTTTAACACCTGGAACAGCTGGTGCAACTGGTGGATTAGATATTAAATTTCTTTCAGTAACAGATGATGATACAGCTACTATAGTTTTAGAATTGTTAAAAATTTACACAAGTTACTAATGAGACTATTGTTCTTATTACTATGTTTTATATTGGTAATGAGTGCAATAACTAGTGCTAACGGAGCAGATACTAACACTGTCAGTTCTACGGTAGTAACAAATAATACCCCACCGACTGCTTCGGCACCGTCGGTGGTGGTTAATAATTCAGATATATGTAAGACAGCAGTGGCAGGCGCCGTGCAGACCCAGATTTTAGGTATTAGTAGCGGGGTTACTGTAACTGATGAAAACTGTGAAAGAATAAAATTAGCAAGATCATTATATGCTTCAGGAATGAAAGTTGCATCGGTCAGTATACTATGTCAAGATAGTAGGGTTTGGGATAGTATGGCTATGGCAGGGACTCCTTGTCCTTATATGGGAACTATTGGTGAAGAAGCATCAAAAAAATGGGAAGAAAATCCCGACATGATTCCTGAAGGAAGTTTTGTACTTGCTAAAATGGAAAAAGAAGAGAAAGAAATTAAAAAATCAGAAGGATTAACAGATGGGCAAAA